GCGTGCGTTCATGTTTTTTTTTCAAGAATACATGCGCGTACCGAGGTTGAAGATTCGCGAGGAGTGGAAGGAGCATCCCGAATACATTGAGGGTGGGATTGATGTGAAGTATTAGAATTTGCGTTTTTTCAATGAAAACTAAAGTAACAGAAAAATTTACATTTGAAGCGGCTCATCGAATTGAGGGAGTCGGTAAAGAAAACGCAAGGATTCATGGTCATTCGCATGAAGTATATGTAACCATAAGCGGAGAACCTAATAAGCGATATGGATGGGTTATTCCCCATGAAGAGTTTCGGACTAAGGCAGGGGCAATCGTTAAGCAGTTAGATCATACATATTTGAATGAGTTTATTGAAAATCCCACAGCTGAAATGATAGCTCGGCACTTGTGGTTAAAGTTGATGGATAAAAGATTTCCAGATCATTTGACCTTGGAATCTGTAAAAGTCTGCAAAGTGGGAATGTGCGTGGAGGTAAATGGATGATAGAAGCAAGGTTAGTCTACTTAGCAGGACCAATTTACGAGCAAGATGACACTTGTATTCGTTGGAGAAAAGCCGCCCACAAGATATTGATGACTAAAAACATCATGTGCATCAAACCAACTGATGCTGATTATCGAGGGCAAGAAACTCAAAAATATATTCCCGAAACAATAGTTCAAAAAGACAAAAGTGATATTATGACTTGCGATACTATCTTGGCAAAATGCGACTTTCCAAGTTACGGAACCGCAATGGAAATAATGTTTGCCTGGTCGTTGCAGAAGCAAATTATTGTGGTGACAAATAGCTTCAGTCCTTGGATTCGCTTCCATGCGAGTTTTATATTTCCTACTGTAGAAAAAGCACTTGATAATTTGAAATTCCCCGAATTTGACCCAGGTATAACCAAATGATTGTAATGCCTTCTAATAATGCAAAAGGCATTGTCCATTATTGGGCGGGGCAGGGTTATCCTGTTGGTTGGTTATTTACACCTGAAGGTTCAGTCCGTGAACCAGTTCCTTGGATTCCATATGCGGTGGATAATGGCAAATTTGCAGTTTGGTCAAGCGGTAAGGATTGGTGTGAACACGCCTTCTTAAAGCTTTTGGATTACTACAACGAAACGATTCTAAAGCCTCGCTTTGTCAATGTACCCGATGAGGTAGGAGATGCAGATGAGACGAAAAGAATGTGGGATAAATGGTATCCTATTTTAAAACAATCATACAACCTAGATTGGTCTTTTTGCGTACAGGACGGAATGACTCCAGACGATGTGCCTAGTGAAGCATCTGTTGTATTTGTTGGAGGGACTATGGAGTGGAAACTTCGGAATCTCACAATGTGGACTGAATCATTTGATCGCGTCCATGTCGGAGCAATCAATACTTTTAAGAATTTATTACGATGCCAAGAGATTGGTGTGGAGTCATGTGATGGTACTGGATGGTTTCGGGGTCCAAAGATGACAGATACTCTTCATCGTTATTTTCGAGTCCAAGCAGGAGAAGAGTTATTACCTAATCAAATGCAATTATGCCTAAGATAACCTACGCAGATGAGGTGGATGCCCACTTTGGCATCCCTTGGACGGATGATTTAAAGTATGTCAAGGGCGAGCTTGCCTGTGCCTTGAGCGAGGAGGAAATCGACGCATTGCCGCAGGAACGGGCGGAGATGTTGAGTCGTTTAATGATTGACCAACCACAAAGCGAAAAAGAAGACCCGATTGAATGGGGATGGACACTACCGGGGTGGAGACGGGTAATGGATCGATTCAATAAGGATAAAATACATGTGATATTGGGCGGAAATCGTGCGGCTAAGAGTTATTTTTCAACCCGAATGCTCGTACATTTAGCCCAACAGATTCCCGAAGCGGAGATTCGCAGTATGCACGTGACAGAGGAGCGCAGTATTCAAGACGCTCAGAAAATGGTGTGGTCAGCACTTCCAATGAGATACAAGCGGTCAAAAAAGAAGGGTGCTAATCATAGTTTGCAATACAATCAGAAGAACGGATTTAATTCAGCCAAGGCAATTCTTCCACCACTTGACCCGAATGCGGAGCGTGGATCGACGATTTATTTCAATAATTATCGCCAGTACATGGCGGACCCGCAGATATTTGAGGGTTGGTCGGCACATTGCATACATCTTGAGGAGGAAGTTCCCAATAATATTTTTGAAACACTTCTTGGTCGAACCGTTGATTATCACGGACGATTGATTTTGTCATTTACCACTCTACAGGGATTTACCCCATTGGTTAATAGTTTACTCAAAGGCGCACATACAGTTAAGAAAAAATACAGTAAATTATTAGACCGTGAATTACCAATTGAACAAGTCTCTGCAAACTGGCCCGATTGCCGAATTTATTATTTTTGGACACAGGATTCCCCGTTTATAGATGGTGATGAATTAATCCGCACATACTCAAAGCAACCACTGGAGGTCAAGCTTGCCCGATTATACGGCATTCCGAGCAAAGCCGTGGAGGGCAGGTTCCCAAAATTCAACAGGGAAACAAATGTTGTTCCGCATGAAAAAATTCCATTCATACAGGATGACACACGGGCAGTCACACGATATATGGTGGTTGATCCCGGCGGTTCGAAACCGTGGGTGTGCATATGGGCGGGAGTCATGCGGGATGGAAGTATTTACATCTACCGCGAGTTCCCCGACACCACGATGGGTCAATGGGCATTACCACATATCAACGGGGTAGGGAAGAGCGTGGGCAAGCCTGGTCCCGCCCAAAGACCACTCGGTTGGGGGTACAATCAATACAAGGAACATTTCGAGGATATGGAACAGGATGAGGAAATATTTGAGCGTATTGTTGACCCTAGAATGGGCGCGGCAACGGTCAGGGAAAAAGAGGGGGAAAGTAACATAATTACGACTATGGCAAACTTGGGCGTTGTTATGCGTCCCGCACCGGGCGTGGAAATCGAGACGGGGATTGCAAAGATCAATGATGCGTTATCGTGGAATGACACCGAGCCGATGAGCGACGAGAATAAACCGAAACTTTATATTTCCGACAGATGCGAGAATACGATCACTTCGATGATGGAGTACACGGGTCAGTCACGCGCTGATCATTTTAGTGATCAAATCGACTGTATTCGATACCTCATGGTCAGTGGCGCGGATCATATAACCAATGAAAGCATGATGGTCACGGGCGGAGGCGGCTATTGAAAACCTCCTGCGGGGAAAACTTCGATCAAAAAAAACCCGCAGGAGGTTGAACTATAATATGACCTAATAATATTGAACGAATTCCATTTGACTAGTCAACTACAAACGACTATAAATTGATACTAAGTATGCAAAGTAATGCCGATCCCGAACTTTTATACGTTTCCAAGGAACCCGATATTGGATATTTGCAGGAAACTTACCGCCGGACGCAGAGTGATTTGGGTGAATGGATAGACCGCAGACAAAGGGATTACGACACCCGCAACTGTTTATGGAATGGAAAGTCGGATGATTTTAAGAAGCATTCCAATTTGAGCGCCACGGGCGAGGTGTTTCCTTGGGAAGGCGCTTCCGATCAGAATTGTCAACTCGTACATGAAGCAATCAACACGATGGTTGCGCAGTCGCTTAATTCAATCAGAAGGGCGCAGATTGTGGCCAATCCGATTGAATCCGATGATATTGAACGCTCGAATGTAATCAGTAATTTTATTCGCTGGTTGATTAATTCAAGAATGGACGAATTTTACGACCAGGTCGAACTCGGATTGAATCATTTGTACGAGAAGGGAATGATGGTTCACTACTGTTATTGGGAGTCGCAGGATTTAAAACAGCAACAATCCATTCAACTCGATCAGATTGCGCAAGTCCTTCCACAGATTGCACAGGCAATACAGGACGGCAGTATGGACGAGGAATTATCCTCCGCCCTCAAGGATCAGTTCAAAGTATCCAAGGCAAAAGCCCGTGGTATGCTTAGAGAGATGCGGTCAGATGGAGAAACCACCATTCCCGTGACCCGCCGCGTGATCAACCAGCCGAGAATCAAGGCGCTTGCGCCCGACGAGGATGTGTTTTGGCCATCCTACACCATTGATCCGCAGGAAGCACCCTACGTATTTCACGTTCTTAACATGACACCCGAACAATTACGCTCCAAAATAAACACGGAGGGATGGGATGAGGAGTTTGTGGACAAAGCAATCGAGCTTGCTCAACGCGGGGATACGGACACGCAGATTAACAATTTACGCTTGCAGGACGAAGTCATAAGAAATGACGACGAAACCATTCGGGTTATTTATTGCTACCAACGCTTGCTCGATGAAGACGACGTGCCCGGTATATTCTGTACGATCTTCTGCGAAAACGTACCCGACGTATTCGCCAAGCATCAACTCCTTGATTACGGACATGGAAAGTATCCGTTCGTGGTCACGACTTACGAAAAGACCAGTAAGCGCCTCTACCACTCCCGCTCAGTTGCGGAGCTTGGAGAGGGACCGCAAAACATTTTGAAGATTGAAGAGGATGCATCCATCGATCGTCAAAGCATTTCGACATTACCACCACTCTTGGTACCGTACGGTCGGAGTCCATCGAAGTGGGGGCCAGGTGTGCGTGTTCCGTACCGCACGCTGGGGGAGTACAGATTTGCCGACGTTCCCCGATTCGACGGTGGTTCCATATCGGTGCGTCAATACGTGAAGGAGGGATTTGATCGATTGATTGGAAGAAATGCGCCCGGTGTCGATCCGATTGAAGCCCAAATGAAACAACAAAGAAACATCGACAAAGTGTTTCATCATCTTCGTGGAGTAATCGACCAAGTCTACACGCTTTACCAGCAGTACGGACCCGATGCCGAATTTTTCCGCGTCACGGGAATGAACGACATGCAGAAGTTTATGAAAGGTTCGCCCAATGAAAGATTTGATTTTTATTTGCAGTTTGATGCGGCAACTCAAGACCCGAATCAAATGCTTGAGCGTGTGAAGACGATTGGCGAACTTGGCGGACTGCTCGACAAGAACGGAACATTGGACACGGAGCGGTTGCTTCAGTTGGCAATCGGACAGGTCTTGCCCGGCGCATCCGAGAAAGTTCTGTTGCCCAAGGAAACCGCTTCACAGAACGCGGTCAATGAAGAACGTCAAACAATTGCGGAACTGGTTGCGGGAGTACCGCCCAACGTCAAACCGCAGGATGCTCATGAATTGAAAATGCAGGTATTTCAGCAGTGGTTGTCCCAACCCGACGTTCAGCAAAAAGCACAACAAGACCCCGCCTTGCAGGAGCGTATTCAAAATTACATGAGTCAGCGCTCGATGCAGATTCAGCAACAGCAAAATGCTCAAATTGGCAGACTCGGCGCAATGCCCACGCAGTTTGGACAAACCGCATCTGCCGCATGAAGAAAATTATTAAGATCGGACAAACGGTCTATCGACCACTAACAAAAGGAGAACCCAATGCCAGGACATAAAAAATCCAAGTACATGAGCAAAGGCGGACGTAAAAAACGCCGCTAAATGTCGTACCTACTCGCCAACATCCCCCAGTTCAAGTGCTGGGTTCGCAAAGAGTTTACTCACAATCACATGAAGTACGAAGGAGAATATATACATGCTTTGGTAATTGCGGTCTGCGCGATTCCTGACCGATGCCTGTCCTTTCAAGTCGTATTCACCGGGTGTGACGAGAGTGATCCAAACCCTCACGGTGGGGCGATGTGGGCGAGAATGCCAATCACCGCTTTAATTGCAGACGTACCATACGAAGAATGGCCCGAGAAATGTCCCACCCACATCGCACAGCCTTGGGACTGTCCGTCCCGCGACATTGCAGTCACCAAGCTCGACCGCGTAAGTTCAAGCCCGTGGATTGCAAAGATTGACGGAAAGTTCTACAAGGCAATTTATTACTTCACGGTTGATTTTACAGGCAACTCGATTGCCGACGATCCCGCTCAACACAAGCAAAGTCACATCCTTGAATTGACCGAGGGTCCGTGGAAGGGACAAATCATAGCTCTTCCGAATAATCGTGTTCGTGTAACGAACCCCGCCTTGTGGCTGGTTGGAGAGGGAGCGCCTGACTTCGTACCAAGTCAATATTTACACTCTGCGGAAAAGCATGACAGTTACACTGACTGGCGTACAACATTTGATAACTTGTATTCCGATGACAGCCCCGAAAGCAGTAAATAAACCAAGAAGAATCCGCAAGGGTGAACCTGGTTATAAAAAGAAAAAGTTTGTCGTTCGGGCTTCAGAAGGTGGTAAACAAAAAATTATCCGTTTTGGAGACGCAAATTTATCAATTAAAAAAAACATACCCGCTCGTAAAAAAAGCTATTGTGCAAGATCGGGCGGTATTAAAGGAAAAAACTCAAAACTCAGCGCAAACTATTGGAGTAGACGCGCATGGAATTGCTAATGAAAAAACTATCAGCAAAGCAGAAGAAAATTGCAGGGGCGGCAAAGCCCCGCAATAGAATCACGAAGTCCGACTTTGTGGCCTTACGTAGGCGGAGGAAGAAAAAATAAAGGCAATTATGGAAGAGATGGAAGCACGAATCTCGATGCTACGAGAAGACAGTCGCATGTGTACTTACAGAATTTCTTTTCATACTGAGCGCCGCGCAAAGATACAGCAGGACATAAAAGAACTGAAACAAAAGATAAAGGATGAGCAAAAACGTACCGACTAACAAAGCACTTTATTCCCGCGTCAAAGCAGAGGCTAAGAGGAAGTACAAGGTGTGGCCCAGTGCGTATGCATCCGGCTGGTTGACAAAAGAGTACAAGCGCCGAGGAGGGAAGTACAAGACTTCCAAGAAGTAATGGCTAAGAAGAGTGGCGGACTAACCAAGTGGTTCAAGCGTGGTGGTTGGGTTGACTGCAAGACGGGCAAACCATGCGGTCGTAAATCCGCCAAGAAGAGCAAGCGACCCTACCCCGCCTGTCGCCCGACAATGGCGCAATGCAAAAAAAGTGCGGTAAGGAAAAAGACGGGACCGAAACGAGTAAGTTGGAAAGGAAAGAAAAAATGAAAACCTACCACGAAGTAAATCCCGAAGAAGCAATTCAAGCCCTAAGTTTTTTAAAAAACGATCCACACTTCAAGAAATATATTGAGATGCGTGAAAGTATGCGTGAAGAAACCATTCGTCAGTTGCAGACCGAGTCTGTAATCGAGTCCACTAATAGACACTTTATGATGTCGGGTAAACTTGAAGCAATCGACGAAGAACTTGATATTTTGCACAAGCTTTAGACTTCTAGTCATAGTTAGGGTAAGGCTGGCCCTTGCGGAATTGGGGTATCCGCAAGGGCTTTTTTGTTGCCTTTGTCAATACAAAAGACTATATTTTGCTACACTAGGCTACC